ATACCGATTATATCTTGTCTTGTTTCTAATATTAATGAGTCTCTATTTTTATCGTATTCGATATTATGCCAATAAATTCCGTCAAATTCTAGTAATATAATACCGTTAGATTTTTTTATATACTAAATAGTTAATACTATGTCATCTTTAGCTAAGTTTTTGGCTTTTATCCATGAATTATCATCATGTATGTCACCTCCAATATAAAATCTGTGTTCTTCAGAGCATTTTAGAATACTACCATCTTCAAATTCAACTTCAATTATTTTTTTATTAAATTCAAAAGTATCTTTGACTTCCTTTTTACCACTTAATGTTTCTACAAAATCACCTATTTTTAAATCTTCTATATTAACGTATGACATTGAATCTTTATCTACAAGTACTTTATGACCAGGCGTTAAACATCCTCCTGAACCAACCCAGGCTGCCATAAAATCTGTTGTTTTATATACGTGATTAGAATATACAAATGGTATTTTAACTTCAGCCATTCTTGTCATTAAGATACGGAAAAGAGACTTAATTCTTTTCGCTCTTGTCATATCTTCTTTTTGGTTACCTTCTTCAGCATCAGTTAATTCTTTAATCGTACCTAAGTTACCAATTGAATCTAAGAATACCATTACTTTAGGAATTTCCATTCCATTTCTCTGTGCATCAATAAGTTTACCAGTAAGATTTGTAGTAGAAGTTCTAAAAGACTCAACTGTATTACATGGTTCGTACCATACTCTTGTTGTATCTAAACCAAACTGCTCCATTAATTTTTTATCTACTGCGTTTTCAGAGTCATACCAGTAAATATAGTAACCCATTTTCTGTGCGTTTCTTGCAGCACACAGCATCACGAATGTTTTACCTACACCTGAAGGCCCCATTAATTCAACTGCTCTATTATTAGGTATACCACCGAAAACATTACCAGTCATTGCTAAGTTTAGTATATAACTACCGATATCAATATATTCTGTAATTTCACTAAATGTACTTACATCCATTGTTGAACCAAGAGGTGCAACTTTTGATAGTTCTTGATTTAAATCTTCAAATGTAAAGACTTTTGTTGCCTTTGTTCTTTCAGCTCTTTTACTCATTGCCTTGTTCTTTTTTTAGTTAAAATAATGATTTTGCATATAATAAATTTCTATTAAGAGTTTGCATACCCATTGATGCTAGAACTCTATTCAATGGGTCTATTACAGTCTTTTCAAATTGTGTTTCATAATCAATTTCAGGAGCAAACTCGTATGGAAATTCACCTGCAGAGTATGCAAATACTTCACATCTTCTATCAGAAGTATGATATACTTTTAATCTTTCACCGCTTGAAAGTAACTGATATTTATTTTTGTATTGAGAATTATTTAATAGGTAATTATAAAAGCCTGCACTTTTTACACCAGGTCCGGCACCTTTAGCTAATTCTAATTGATTCACATCATCTAATACATATTTCTCGTAATTATTCATTCTTAAATTGACACAAATATCTTCAGTATTTTCTAATTTAAACTGTGATTTTTTATCTTTTAAGAATTTAACGATATTATCGATTGTCCATGACTCCTTACTAAAAATTATCTTTAAAGCGTCTTGTAATATTTTACGTGAAGCAGTCGGAGTGGAAGCTTGTACTGTCTCCCAGCCCTTTGTTTTAATCTTCGTTAAGTCTTCGAAATTAATATCAGGGTCAGTCCATGCTATATTTTGTATGTATTTCTTTTTAGCTAACCATATTGCATTTCTAGCAATAGATTCCATTTCAAATGAAAGGAAGTTCTCTGTACCGTACTTATCTGCATACTTCTGTAATACTTTTTCTAAATATACTTTAAGCCTTGTATTATAAAGATTCATAATGAAGTCTTTTTCTGTTCCAGACCAATCACATTTATCTAATACTTCTTCGAATGAAATATAACAAGAATCTGTATCAATATAAATTACTACAGGTTTTAAAACTTCACCTCTTACTTTTATACCTAGTGCCTCATGCGCTTCAGTGTCTTTGTGCCAGAATTTATTAAAATATACATTTAACATCTCTTCTGTATACAAAATAGCATTCTGACCTTGTAGTGTAATAGATTCTGCAATATTAATATTGAAGAAATAGAAATGCTCATTACCGAAGGCACCATATATAGAGTTAAGAATTCGCTTAATAGATTGCTCATAATTAAAATATCTGTTTGCTAAATTTTCATATTCAGCTAACTTTAATTCTAATTCTTCCTTTGTTAGTCCGTCTAATTCTACACTCATTTTTTATATTTTTTTAGGCATTAATGCAAGTTGCAATAGTTAATAAAGTGTTACTGTCAAGTGAACGCCATACAACTTTTTCTTCACATACTGTTACTGTATAACTTTCTTTATCTAATAAGTTTAAGTATTTTTTATACACAGTAACCTCACCTGACTTAGAATCAGCTTTAGTGTCTTGTACTACAGTATCATATGTACTACCTTTGAAAGTTATTCTAGACTTATTATTAGATGCAATCTTAAATGTTTCTTGTTCTTTTTCAAGATTAAATAATGAATTCAATTTATCAACATGGAAGGGTTGTACTTCAAATGCAAATATAGAAGAATCTGTACTGAATACTCTTTTAATTTGCTCAGAAGTCATATCTTGGAATCCTAGACTAGGGTCAGCACATGGTAAATCAATTGAAAGCTCGTCTGATATTAATTTAATATTTGTTGCAACAAGTTCATCACCATAATCTTTAAAAGAAATTTCTGCAGAAACTTGTAGACCAGTAAAGTGTTTAAGAGCTTCACTTGTATGAGAACCATTTAAGAAAGACATTTTTAAATGTTTTTCTGGGAATTCTGAGATTTCAAATATCTCATCAGTAGGTACGCTTTGTACTTTAACTGCATCTCTTTCTGGCAAATAACAATTAGATGTTATTGTTTCAGGAGTTATCTTTAAATAGATAAACTTGTCAATTGACAGAAGTTTTTTAATGAACATAGTAAACTCTGTTACTAATACTCTTTGTACTTTTATATTATTCATATTTTTTTATTTTTATACGTAAAATTATTAAATAGTTTCAACACTAAAAAAGCCGCATTAAGCGGCTTTAATTTAAGCTAATAGGTTCTATTAAGCACTTTTCTTTTCAGAAACTTCTTTTCTACCTGCCTTACAAAGGTCAGCGATTTCTTTATACGCTTTTCTTAATCTTGAACCTGCTGCTTTATTTCCTTTTTCAAAGAATTTTACAGCATCTTCTTGTGCAGCATCATAGATTTCCTGAATTTTTGTCCAATTTTCCATAATTTACTTTTTTATTTATTTTTAATTAACCGTCACAGCTTAAGCAATTTTCATCCATTGCTTTAGCAGCTATGTCTCCTCTAAGAACAGATTCTGTTCTCATATAATACAGAGTTTTTATACCTTGTTTCCATGCCTCAAGGTGAACTAAGTTAATCCATTTAGGGTCAGCCTGTGCCGGAAAGGCTAAATTTAAAGAAACAGACTGGTCGATGTACTGTTGTCTTATACCTGCTTGTTTAACTAATTCAAGTTGATTTATTTCTTTAAATGTTTTAAAAACATCTTTGAAAGGTACAAATTCATCTGCAAAACCTTTAAAATCTTCTCTTTTTGTTAATTTACCATCATGGAAGCCCCATTCATCAAGCTCTTGTATGTCTTGAACTGAACCTCCATCTTCAAGTATTTTATCCCATACGACTTTATTATTAAGCTTCATTGTTGAGAAATATTGTTCTAATACAGGATTTTTTCTAATAAATGTTCCTTTAAGAGACTGTTCAGTCCATACATTAGCAGGAACAGGTTCAATACCAGCACTATAACCTCCTCCTAATTTAGAATTAGATACAGTAGGTGCAATTGCTCTTAAATGTGTATTTCTCATTCCTGTACCAACACACCATAATGGTTCACCATATTCTTCAGCCATGTCTCGGCTAGCTTTTTCACTTTCAACTTGTAGCTTATTGAAAATCTCTCTTGTTTTGAACTGAGCCTGTAATCCTTCAAATGGTATACCTTTCATTTGTAAATATGTATGCCATCCTAATACACCTAAACCTAAAGCTCTTCCTTTTTCAGCAGAACGTACAGAGTTCTCAAATCCTCTCATGTATTTAGCTTTACTAATAAATTCTTCTAATACACCGTCTAAGAACCATGTTGCAGTATAAATAAGGTCAGTGTCTTTCCATTCATCGTATTTAGCTAAATTAAGAGAACTTAAACAACAAACAAATGAATGAGATTCATCAGTATGTAAAACGATTTCAGAACATATATTTGTCATGAAAACCTTTAAACCGTTATTTTTATATGCAGCAGGATTGTTTTTATTAACATTACCTCTGAACATAATATATGGTTCACCTGTTTTCTTTCTTTTCTTAAGAACTGCAGACCATCTTTTTCTAGCTTCAGCGTCTCCGGATTCAACCTTTCTCATGAATTTATCACTAACAATAACAGACTGGTGTAAATTTGGACATTGTCTTGAAACATCTCCTTTAGGTTCTCTAATTTCTAACCAATCCCAGAAATCATTATGTTCTATATTAATATTTACAGATGCTGCACCTCTTCTTACTGCGCCTTGATTAGTTGCAAGAATAGTAGAATCATACATTTTACAGAATGGTACTACACCGTCTGAAGTACCGTTATTTTTAATCGGTGCACCTGCTGGTCTAATTTGATTTATACCGATACCTACTCCTCCCCCGTGTTTTGCTAACAACATCATTTCTAAGTTTTTAGCACCAATATCTGCAATAGAATCTGCAACATCAATTCCAAAACATGAAATTGGTAAACCTCTTTCTGTTCCAGTATTTGATAATACCGGGCTAGCTAAATTTAACCAACCTTTCCAGATATAATCAAAGAACTTAGAAGCCATTGAAGGTTTATCTAGTCTTTTGGCAACACTTGTGGCAACTCTCCAATACGCATCTTTAGGTGTTTCACCTGCTAATAAATATCCTCTAGATATTGTCTTTATATAAACATCCGTTAAAGCCCATTCAGGTAAGTCTACGCCTGCTTCCCATCCAAGTTCATCTAATTCGGCTTGAATTGTTTTATTTACTTTCATCTTTCTTTATTTTATTAAAATATATCTTCCCAATCTTCTTCAACACCTTGTTTAGCATAATCAGTAGGTCTAACACTGAAAAAATCGGTATGTGTTACACCTCCAGTCAAATGATAAAACCAGTCTAATTTATCAGCTAACTCTTTAGAATAGTCAAATATTCCTTCATATCCTAATTCGTTTAATTTTTCATTTGCTCTTCTTTTAATAAATGCTTTAAGTTCATCAGCTTTTAAATTTTCTAAATCACCCATTTCAAACATTTTATCAATAAAGTTAAGCTCCATTTCTACCATTAATCTTGCAGCTTCTTCTACATCATTTTGTACTTGGTCTTTAAGTTCAGGGTATTCCTCACACATATGTCTAAACAATCTACAACCCATTTTAGTATGAAGAGATTCGTCTCTAACAGACCATTTCATCTGTTGACCAATTCCTTTAAGTAAGTTTCTTAATTGAAAAGAATATAATACTGCAAATGAACTGTATAAACTAACACCTTCTGCAAAAGCACTAAATATTGCTAAGCTTCTAGCAACATCTCTTCTTGCATGAGCAGATTTTCGTAAGTCTTTATGTGTATATTCATTTTTAGTTTCAGTTAATAACTCAAATTTACTAGCAATAGTAGGCTCATGAAGAAAGGCTTCAAAATCAGTAAGACCTAATGTTTCGTTTAAATATGAATATGCTTTAGAGTGTATTGTTTCGAAATAACCAAAAGCTATAGCCATTTCTTTAATTTCATGTTTAGGGAACCACTTAGTAACAGAAGTAGTCCAATAATCACTTACAGCACATTCTGTTTGTGCAAAACCTAATAATATATTACCTACTAAATTTCTCTCATGTGGTAATAAATTTTCATTCCAGTCCTTTACGTCTGAACCCATTGGAATCTCAGTATGTAACCAATGTGCTTGTGATTGAGGCAACCAAGCATTCAGGTCATATTCAGGGTATTCAAATGGTTTGTATGCAATTCTTTCTTCAAAAAGTCCCGCCATTTCCTTGTTATTTTTTTTGTTTAACGGTTATTAATAACCTCGTTTCTGTCTATCCTTGTTTTCTGCTGCCTTTGCAAAATAGTAATTAAATACTGTCTTTGAATCTAAACCTATAGATGCTGCAAAGTTAATAAAAAAGTGAAGACCGTCAATCCATTCCATAAATAATTCCTTTTTATCATTTTCAGAAAGGTCAGAAATCTTCATATTTTCAAATTTCTTGTGGTCTTTTTTCCAGTATTTCCATACTGCATTACCACTACCATCTTTGATTCCGCCTAAAGCGTCAATCATTTCATGCAATTCATCTTGTAATGCATGTTTATTAACTAACCAAAAATCTTTAATTTCAGAAATAGTCATATCTTCGAATTTAATTCCATATGTCTTTTCTTGCATTTCTTTTTGGTGTTCCATAATTTGACCAAGTGTATCTTCACCTGATTCAATTGAAGATTTATGATAATCTACGATTTCTAAATCTTTACATTCATTGTCTATATTTGCCATATTTATTAAAATTAGTGCCTTAAATAATTTGCCGGTAAACATAGCCCGGCTTATATAGTGTGTTTGCCTTTTACTTGATTTTTGTTCTTAGATTCATTTATATATTAAGAATCTGTAATGTATAGTATATATTTCCACTGAACATAAAACCAGAAAGATTTACTTGTTTTACATTGTTTTCAATTTTTGTTTAACAGCATCTGCTAACATTTTATAATTAAAACTTTCCTTTTTATACTTTCTTCGTTCAGAGTATAAATCAGTTAATACTTTCTTAAGTATAGAAGGTTCATTTTCATACATTCCACCGTAAGATGTAACAATTTTGCTTCCTTTAAATTGTTCACGTTTTTCGTCTTTTACATTATCTGGTAGTTTTTCTATATATGAATCTGGACTAATATTGAATTGTCTCATAATAGAAGGATATAGTGAAGCATAGTCAAAACATGCTACACCTCTATGCATTCCTATAACAGGGTCTTTTACAAATGCACCTGTATATTGACCTGTCTTTTTGTTTTCGTCACTTTCATTAAAGTTTCTTGCCATTACCTTATTCTCCTTTAAAAGGTTTCTACATATAATAGATTCTGTAATAGCAACAGGTGAGCCAGCTTTATAAATACTCATCTTACATATATTAGAAAGTGTAAGAACTACCTGCATTGTTTTTAATTTCTGGTCAATGTAATAAACAAGAGCTGAATCGACTGCGTTATAGTAAACGTATGTTTCAAAATCCTTTTCATATAAATCTTGTAAACCACCGTCGTATTGAATTTTACCCATACCGAGTACTTGCTTTGCAGCAGTTTCTAATTTACCATTTTCTTTTGGAGAAATAGACCTATCCCAGTTAACATATAACTCTTTATAGTCAATTAAACCTACATGATATGGGAGTTTAGTCTTATCAGTAAGAGACCTTGTAGGTGAAGAGATAGAAGGGTCGATTTGGAGACGTCTACATCTGTTAATTAAGTATTGCCAGTCAAACCCAATACAGTGCCAACCTGACAGCATAGGAAGCTTAGAAACAGTCTGCATGAAAGTATAAACCATATCATATTCGCTGTTGAATTTCTTATAGATAAATTCCCAGTTAGAATTAAATGCTTTAAAATGGTCGTTTGTTCTTTTTGCAATAGAAGCTTGTTCATTAGGAGTCAAATCCTTTAAACCCATTACAATGATTTTTTGTTCAGGTGTTACAAGTGAAATTGTAAGAACTTGATTTTCAGCTTTACTAGGTTCAGGAAAACCTTCAGTAACCTCAGTTTCAATATCGAAGAAATATATCTTAGGAAAATTATAGCCAAATATCTTATTTGAATCTTCTTCAGGTAAGGACTCTAAAAAAGAGGTTAAAGTATGTTTACCTAAACTTTTACCTTTATATTTTTTAACAGGCTTACCATCCCAGTTTATAAATTCTTTGCTTTTATATTTATCATTTTGTTCACATACTTGCCAATTATATACATTAGAGACATCATATGTTTTAAAATCGACTTTACCTTCTTCATTAAAGAAGCTTATAATAAGAGATTGTTCTTCTTGCTGTAAATCTAATAACATATTTTTTATGAATTATACGAAACTAAATGATATTAGTTTCAGATAAATTATTCGTTATCAGAGGAAAGAAGTTTTTTTATCTTTTCAGACTCTTCTTCTTCGTCATCATCATCCTTTCTTTTAGTAAAAGATACACCATCTCCACTTCCAGCTGTTTGATTATGGAAATCTGAATTGCCGCCAGGGTTACCAGGTAAAGCAACAGGTCCCATACCGGTAAGATTCATACCAGGATTTAATTGTACGTTTTCTTTCATTTCCATAAATTCTTCAAAAGTAGGATAGAAAACACCATTATTAAATAAGATTCTACTTTTCATAACCTGTTGATTTGTAAGAGCTTCTTCGTCTTCAATTTTAGTTTCAACGTCAGGATTGATAGTCTCAGGTTGTGTAACATTCTTATAATTTTTAACTGCTTTTACACCAGAATAATTTTGACCCATAGGTTTTCCAAACGGAAGCATGTTCGCTAAAATCATTTCTGACAATTCTTCTATAGTAGGTAAATCATTTTCACCCATTATTGAAAAAGCTTCACATACACCTTCATAAAATAATTCATAATCTTTTTCGAGATTATTATATTTTTCATTTAAAAATTCAGATAATGATAATACAGTATGTTCATTTGCCTTCTTTTTATATGGCCTTCTTTTCTTTTCAGGGTCTTCAGGTGTACCTTTACCTATTAAATATGGTCTAAGCTTACCCGTTTTTTCATCTCTATATTTAGTAGAAGCCATTTTATGTAAAGTCTCGTCAGAAAAATTTTTAGATTTTGCAATCTTTTCTACTTTTTTTCTCCACTCTTCATCTTTTATCTTAGAAGTATCTAGCCTATTTGTTCTTGCGGCCCAAGCCATTCCTAATAAACGTTGTTGTGCGATTGATGCTGATTTTTCTGGCATAATAATATTATTATTTAACGTATGATAAGAATTTCTTATGATACTTTTTAGGTATATGGTCTGAAAGTAAATAATCAATTAAATCATCTTTATCTTGCCACACCTGGTCTGCTGCTTCATGTGCAGTACTAGTAAACATTGCAGCTGCATCTAATATTTTAAAAACTTCAGAATAATCTAGAGACTCATTTACTGTTTTTGCTACAGTAATATATCTAGACATTCTTTTACCTTCTTTACTAAGAGTATATCCGTTCTCAGTAATTTTTAAAAGATGTGAATTTCTTCTTACCCATCTAGGATGAGCATTGAGTTCTTTTAAAATATTATTTAATTCATCTTCAGTAATTACACCGTCACCGATTGCAGATAAAATTTTACCTCTAACCTTTGTATTAGAGTTCATAGTCCTAGCAGGATGGTTTTCTGTATATTGTCTTTTATACTGAATTCTACCTTCATTTAACTCAGACTCCGTTAAAATTTCTTTAACCTTATTTACTATTTCTTGTTTGTCTGACTTATTTGTAATATATTTACTGTCAGGCACATATTTAATAGCTTTAAGTATTTGTTCGTCAGTATATTTACCTTTATCATCTGGAATTGTATGATTAGCCATTGAATGTGCTAACCAATTTGAAACAGATTCAATTTGGTCTGGTCGAAGCCTTGCTTCATTAATAAAGTCATCAAATGATTCAAATAGATATTTCACGCTATATGATTTTTTTATATACTATATATTGTCTTATAAGTTTCTTTCTAGAAATTTAAGACTTGATATACTAACCGCATCTGGCACAAAATCCTTTGTTATATTAATTCTATTATTTCTAAATACTATATAAGTAATACCATTAACTATTTCGTTTACAGCTACTTGCATATCATTTTGAAAATCATCTGGGTTTCTAACATATTTTATTCTTCTGAGTTCAGTTAACATATACAAATGGTCTTTGTCATATGCTTTTTCAATATGTATAGTATTTCCAGAAATATCGAGTATTGGTTTAATACTTAGTTCTATAGGCTCCATATTCGGACCTCTTAGAATTATATTTGTATAACCTTCGATGTCAATATTTTGTTCACACATTTCTCTGTAAAAACTATCAAATAATATTAAATCAGATTTACACATTTCACCTGACATTATTTTAGGCCTAAGCGTTAATATCTCATCTACTTTATCTGCAACGCTTTGATTAAATTCTGAGTGAAAATCAAATTTGTTTTTTCTTCTGCGTCCTGTAAGTTTATATAGAACATTCATAGTATCTGATACTATTTCCCAGAATTCGAAGTTTGATACCTTTGATTTTACACCTGTTAATATACTTGCGTTACCTTGTCTACTCCAGTCTTTTACTTCATAAAAAGTGCCATTAATATTAACGTCATAACTATCTTTTCCGCCTTGTATATTTGCATTCTCAATTAACCATGCAATAAATATTTCAGCTTTACCTGTACCTCTTGATTGAATATCATACATTTTACCAATAGCTGTCGACCTGTCATGATACAGTTCAGGTATTAAATCATAAGGTGTTTTATAAGTATACAGATAACTAACAATGTCTCTACATTCTTCTTTTGTTAGTTTTGAAAAGTAAAGTATTACTTCATCTGCTAATAAACCATTAGGTATGTTTTTAGCAAAAGACTTATATTTTTCTAATTTGTTCTGAATTTCAAGTTCATCGATTAAATTTGAATTACCATGTAATATACCAGGGCATTCAGATTCTATTGAAAAGTTTGTAATTTTCTTTTTTATTGGCCCCTTCTTTTTAATAGGGGTTATGACCCTACTCTTTTCTTTTGTTAGCATTTAATTTAATTTAAAATTATTGATTATTCTCTTGGTTTTCTGGATTCTCAATTTCCTCAGATTGGATGTCTTCTTGTGTACTATCAGATTCTGATATTAAAATTGTTTTAGGTTCAACATTTCTTTCAGTAACTTTTAAGTCTACTGTCTCAGAAATAGGATTAATTAAAACTTTTAATTCATCAAAAAATGAATGTATTGAATTAGGAGTCATTGATTTATACGTGTCATAGTCTTCAATTGCTAAAGCATTTCTAACTTTAGTTGCACTAATATCTTCGTCATCTCTTTCTATTTCATACATACCGAAGTCTTCTAAGCAATTTAACTCTTCGGAATATTTGTCAACTTGATATTGATAACTTTTTAATCTGTCAGTACCTGAGCCCCATAAAACAGGTTCATATGCAGGTCTAAGAGAATTAAATATTGTATCAATTGCAGCAGTCGGTATAATTCTCATTGCTTCTAAGAACTGGAATTCTTTTTTAAGTTCACCAAACATTCTTATCTGCGTATCTGCATCTATCGGATTTTTTGTAAGATTAGTCTTTTTACCTCTAACTACAAACAATACTATAGGATGCCCATTTTTCTCATGTATTTGTTGTAAAACTTTAATATGACCTAAAGTGAAAGGCTGGAACCTTCCTACTATAATATTTACCTTTTTTAAACCTTGTTCACGAGTTTCTAAATTTAAACCACTAAAAATTTCTTGTTCAAACATTGATTTTTCACCTTTATAAACATTAGACTTAAGGAAAGTTTCGAAATCTAGCGCCATATCATTCTTAACTTCCTCTCTTATTGTTTTCTCTATTCTATCAACGATATCATTAATTGAATTAATAATAACGTCTGTTAATATATCAGTTGACGCTTTTCTGTATTTTCTAAAAGAACTTAGCATTATTTTAAATAAATTTGACATATATTCATTTTTTATAATGTCTTTCGTTCTTGCATTTCTGATAAATTTAGTATTTACTTCGAATTCTGGTTTTTTAGCAAAATCAGGAGTATCAAAGTTGATTCCTATATATTTATGACCATTTCTTTCTACATAATCGTTAAATATTATTGATATTAACTCAACGTATCTTGCTTCTTGGTCATCTTCACTCAAATATACTTTACTTAAATTATATTCTTCCATGAATTCTACAATGTCTAGCATTGCAATTTGATACATGTCATTAGACTTTCTTTCAGGTTTGCTCTTAAGTTCTCTTCTTGTGTATTGGAATACTGGGTCGACAACTTTAGCAGAGAATGTTTCTGATTCACCGTCTTTTATAAATTTAAAGATAATTCCTTCTATGTCTTTATCTAAACTATTAGATAAGGCTGTTTTAGTAAGTGATGGATTCAAAATTGATATAATATATCTTGTAAATGAGTTAGACTTAAATAGAGATACTAAATCCGTCTCATTTGTTTCTAAAAAATCTTTAATTTTACCCTTTTGTTCAGATGTAAGATAACCTGAAAAAATTATAGGTGGATTTTCTACGCTTAATATTTCAGCCCATTTTTTAAGTATTTTAGGGTCATTAATAACTTTAATGACTCTTCCTGACTCATTTCTAATTGAAATATCAGTAAGAATTAAATGATTCTTAGGAAGTCTATCATATACTATTTTAATAGGAGAAAGCGAAGGAAAATATTGGAAACCAAATGTCCAATTATCTGGTATCATATCAATTACCTCGGGATGTAAATTTTCAATATGGTCAATTGCTTTCTCATAAAATTTCATCAGAGCTCTATCGATAAAACTAATAGGATTTCCGACACCTTTATAATAAACGATATCGTCACTGAACTGCTTTTGAAAAAGAAATCTAGAACCGTCTATCTGTTCAGCTACTATCACATAATCATTAAAAAGGCCATCTATGAATTCTCTTCCTTTTTCTTTATAAATACTATTTAATGTAAGTAATCCCATTTTATATTATTATCTACCGTATTTTATTATTCCCATTAATTGATTAATTGCAGCAAAGGTTCCTGTTAATTTATAAGTCTTTCCTTTATACTTGAATACTAAACCCTCTGTTGGTATAATAGATTCTATTCCACCTATACCTTGAAGTCTATTTAATTCTTTTTCTACTTTCGAAATTTGAGTAAGGTCACCGTTTTGCTTTATCTTTTCAGCTTCCGTCCTGATTTGTGAATGTAATCTCTGTTTCTCTTTTTCAGGATTAGCTGCTATAAAATTGGAAACGTTTTTTAAAACATCTGCACCTAGTTGTAAAAATAAATTTTCAAATGGTAATATATTCTCTTTCCATTTTTTAGTAGAATTTTTGTCAAATTCTTTTATTTTTACTTCTTGTTCTTTACTTACAGAAGATGATAATGCTCTCATATTAAGAGTCTTTTTATCATTATATGCCCATCTTAAAAGTAAACCGTTTTTTAAAGTATCATTAAGTTCAGAAAAATTAGATTCAATTTGTTCTTTCCACCATGCTTCATGATACATTATAACCTCATCTGAATCTCTTAAATTAAACCTATCTCTAAGAGAATTAATTTTATCGTAATAGTATTTTACTCTTTCGTTAAAGTTAATGTCTTTTGCAATTTTTAAGACTTGCGGAGGTATAATTGAAAATGTTTTCTGAACGTCTGCTTCTACCTTCTTAAGGGCATACGCTAATTCCTTTGCTAATCTATTGTCAGTTGAGATTACATTGCCTTTGCCGTCCGTATGTATCATCCCATGGAATTGAATGACATCTCTGTCATAATTTATAACATTTGCATTAGATGAATATATTAATTCCATGTTCATAAACGATTTTCCATTGTTAAACACAGACTTGTCGGAAAGTTTCTTAAAAGCTTCATCTAAATCTGCTGCCGCGAATGAAAATGTATCTCTAACAGATGTTGAAACATGGTCTCTGAACATATCAATGATACCATTTAAATCTATAGGTTCAGCCATTTGACCTTTATTTCTTGCAAATACTGTATTACCGTCTTTAAAAGAAACGAAAAGATTCTGACCATCTGTTTTTTCAGTAGGCTGTTCTTCAAAATCTAAACCGCCTTGTAGAGCACTGTCTACAAGTATTTTAAAATCTTGGAATGTGAGTGAATGGTCATCAAATGGATGCATCATATGTCCCGCTGCACCGCCTTCTACAATTAAATCATAGAAGGACAGCGGCGAATATTGTTCACTTATAAAATCCTTTAAGCCTAAAAGCTTTTTCATATTAACCTTTGTTTAACATACCGATTAAAGCACCGTAATCATTACCATTCTTTTTAGAAAGTAAACCATCAATTACCTCTTTTGCTTTAACAGGGTCATAGTCTGAACCATGTTTCTTCTTTAAGATTGTCTCTGCATATGATTTGAATTCTTCATCATTATTGATGACCTCTTCTGTTATAGCTGATTCGAATACCTCTGTCTTAAAGTTTGTATCAATATAATTTTCAACTTCTCCTAGTGTTTTAATTTCACCAGAATCGATTAATGATTCTACCTTTTTCTGCCAAGCATTTACTGCTGCAGCATCTTTAGAATTTAAACCATTTGAAAGTGCTTCTGCAGCCATTTCTTTTACAAGCTCTTTTAATCTAGCAGGCTCTATTTCAGAATTTTTACCAATTCCTACAAGAATTCTTTTTACTATAGAACGAAGTGCATTTAAACCGATTACAGCTAATATAATACCTCCTGCAATTGCTAAAGCGCTTTCATTTAATTCACCTGTACTTTCATTCATTACAGTTTGACCTTTAGGTGTAGGTTTACTTTTTTCTTCGTCCCAACCTGCAGATACTTCATTAAAGAATTTTTTCTTTTCTTCTTCATCTTTAAGATCAGCAGGACTAGAAATATCATATTTCTGCAACATCTTTTTAAAGAACTGTGTATATTGTTCTTGTGTTGAAGATTTTTTTTCTTGTTCTTGTATAGCTTTAGATGCCTTTATTCTTTCAGTAAAGCTAGCGAAGTTTTGAATCTTTCCCATTATATTTTGCTTGATTTTATTTTGTCTATCCATAATCTTTTTATTTCAGACCATGCTGAATTCCAATCTGCTCTAGGAACATCTTTTTTAACATATTCTTTATGTTCTTCAATTAGATTATCAATATCCATTTCTTGTGTCATACCATTGACATCAGTATTATCATAGTCTTCAAAATCAAAGCTTTCATATACAGTATATGTTTCACCTTCATATTCAAAAACAGATCCTTCAAAAACTTCAGAAGCATGTACTAATTTAAGTTTTGTGTACTTCTTAAGTTTATCTGACATTTTAGACATTTGTATTTCAAAGTTTTGTAAAAATCTTACAGCTTCTTTTCTGATTAAAGGTATTGATAGAATTTCGGCTTCCTTTGTTTTAGAATCAAATCCTATAACTAACCAACCTTCATGGTCAGAAGATTCATTCATCTTTGATTCATTTACGAAATCATTATAAGTTTTAATGTATGACATTTTTAAGCTTATTTTTTAGTTATATATCAAAAAACACTTAGAACTTCAGCTTCTTTATCTCGTATGGGAATTTCTGGTCAAGGTATATCTCTTGTCTTACAAGGCCATGTTTCATGTGATAGCATTTCCAACCCTCATAATTAAAATCATCTACGAAATCTACTATTGTTAAAATATCTTTTGATTTATGCTTACGTAGACCCCTACCTATACTTTGACGAATAATAACCTCACTTTTAAATGACTCAGTGAAGAAAATATTATGTATATTTTTAACGCTAATACCTGTACTGAAAGTACCGTAACTTGCTATTAAAATAACATTATCATTGTTTTCCATTTTCTTTTTATAGATTTCTCTAATATCACTGTCAGTTTTACCATCTACATAATAAACTAATTTACCATTTGAAGTCTCTCTTAATCTATCATACATTGCTTGACCGTATTCTCTATGGAAAAATAATACAAGACTATTTTTAGTAGACGCTTTAATTATATTAGTAACCATTGTTAATCTGGTCCTGTTTTCTATAATATAGTTTTGCTCTAAATTGAATAGGTTTTTTCTATCAAAAGGATTTCTAGAAAGCTCATAAAAAGATTGTTTAGTACTATCCTGTGCATAGTCAAGTTGAATTATTTTCACTTGACATTTCGTGATATGGCCTTGGCTTTGAAGGAAACTTGCGTTTACTTCATTAACAAGAGGACCGGTGTAACACATTAATGATAATCTATCTAAAGTATCAGGTTTAGGAAAAGTACCAGTTAAACCATATCTGTATACTGCGTTTTCACATTTTTCTAAAATATCTTTAATTGAATGTGCTTTAACTTTATGAGTTTCATCTACAGCAACTGCATCAAATTCATTAAAATAATCTTTGTTCTTTTTAACTAAACTTTGATACGTACCTATTACGATATTTGAATTGCTAATTTCTTCCTGACCTGAGTAAATCATTTGCATTTTTAATTTAACACGGTTTCTAAAATTATATTCTAAAAAATCGTTATATGCTTGCACTACTAAACTAACGTTTGGGACAATAAAAAGAATTCTATTAGCTAGACCTTTTTCTACCATATATGCTACAACCATAAAACTAATTAATGTTTTACCGGCTGATGTTGCTAATTCTGCAGCACACTTTTTAAATTTAAGAATTCTAAATGCTGTTTCTATTTGATAATCTCTTGGTCTAACGTCTTCACCTTTAACTTTAAATCCATCAAAGAAATCCATAGCCCATTCAGTGAAATCGTCTAGGTCGATTTCATCATCAAATAGATTTCTAATATTTTCTAGCTTAAGAGGGAAATCGTATTTCTTGCACATGTCAATTACAATTTTCCATAAACCTGAAGGTACATACTTATTTTTATATAAGTAACAATAGTAACCATCCCAATAACCATTCTGTACTCTAGGATTAAACTTCCAGTTATGAATTCTTTTTGTTAAAGTTATTCGAAGTTGTTCTAATTCTAGTTCAGTAGCATTGGTTAATTCTAAAAATCTACAATCTTCTGTTAGTTTAAATTCCATTAGATTTCTTCAAAATTAACTCTATTTTTTATAGCGAAGCCCATTTTATCTAAAGTTGAAATACTTTCTTTAAAAAATTCAATTTGGGCTTCAAGTAGACCTAACTGTCTTCTGTAAAAGAATAAGTCAGCGTTTACCATATCTACTTTTTGCTTATCATTTATCTTATAATCATAATTGAAGTAACTTATAAATCTTGTTTTAAATTGCTTCTCATATGTGGTTTCAGTCTTTCTTGCTCTAATTCTAAATTTAGTAAGCTGTTCAACTAAGATTTGTCTATATGATAACATGTCAACCTGTGCATCAGCTAGTGACTCGACATTTTTAATTCTATGTATTAAATCGACTAACTTATTACCCCATTCATCTCTTTGTTTTTGTAAAACATTTTCAATCTCATTTAACTTATCGTCACTTGATTTATTTTTACTAGATTCTACTTCAAGAGCAGACTCAGTCTGAGGCATCAAATCGTTATTTCCGTATATGTCTATATCTTCTACCATTAGAAAAGAGTTTTATTGTTATTATTCTTTTTAGTGTCTCTTATATTTGTTATTATAACACTTTCAGATTTAGATAATACAGGTTTAATGTCAAATGTTTCAAGGCCATTATACGTTAAATTATCAAATGGGAATTCTTCGATGAGCATTTTTAATCTCTTTTTTTCAGATTCATTGTAATCATCAAAGAAGTTATTTATTTCATCTTGTTTGCTCAAATCCAACATCTTTTTTTAAATATAAAATGAGTCTAATCTTACATTTGTAAAATAATCATCAATGTATTTGTATATATCAAGTTTGCTTAAATAGCAAATTTTAATAATATCATTCATGTCTTTTATGTATTCCATGTCATTGGGTTTATACATATTCAAGTTAAAGTCTTTTATAAATTTAGACCACATGAATACATATTTACCTTCTTTTATAAGGTCTCTCATTATATCTTTACCTGTAGTATCATTATCAAATAAATATCTTATGTCTGGCATTTCATCAAACATAGATAAATCCCGACCTGCAGTCGCAAGTGCAATACTATTTCTAATAAATTTTGCATCAATAGGACCTTCGAATACAGTAACAGTTCTTGTGAAATCTACACTTAATATATTAAATATAGTAGAAAGCTTATTTAATTTATCAGCCTCTTGGTCAGTAATATTTAAAGCAAATTTAGGAGACTTCAACCCGGCTTGTGTTCTTAATTTTTCTATATTAAAAGAAAGATACTTATTACCTGTATTGTTATTTAAAAGTCTTATCTGATAACCTATTACTTTCTTCTTATCAGGTGTAAGATTTAATATGATAAGTTTGTTTCTTGCAATTGCAAACTCATCTGAACGGTGAATCAGTAATCTTTTCTTTAGAATATCCCAGCCATATCCTTCTCTTTTAATTGGATAAGTTTTAGTTGCTTTATAGAAATCAGAAAGAGGTATACCTAAATTATATAACTTTTTAAATAAATCATATTCAAGTTCAGTAGATTTTGAACTATGTGATGTACTTGTGTTTTTTATATAATTTATAACAGCTATACGTTCGTCTGTTGATAAAGAGTCTTTATATCCAAAATCCTGTAATAGATTATTAAGAGAACGGTGTTTATTGCAACCCGCATTATAGCAATGATATTGTAAAGAGTCCCAAAATAGGTTACCTCTTTTTTTATGTTCATCAGTCGAACTATCTCCACAATACGGACATGCGAAGGTTAATCGCCCTCGCATGTCTTTTAATTGTGTTCTAGAACCAGATACAAACGAATCTCTTAAAATCGTTTGGATAGTATCTGTTATCCTGGTTCTAAATTCAGAATCTATTTTTAGATTTTCCATGTATTAGATACCTAAACCGTCAAGGAAACCATCTAAATCATCGTCTGCTGATACCTCGTTTACAGTAGGTTGTACTGTTTCGGCAACAGGTGCTTGAACAGGTGCAGGATTTGATGAAGTCATTTGTGCTTTAGGTTGAACTACAGTAGCAGTAGGAGTTTCAACATTTCCTTTATCGTTAACTATAGAACTTACTCTTTGACCAGGTGAACGAAATTGATTTAAGATACTTTCAAGCTTAGCTCTTTCTGCATCATCCCATGCTTTGTATCTATATTCGTCTAAGTTAGGTGCACCTTCCATGAATTTTTGAAGTACAGTACGGTCACCTTCACCTCCTGTTAAACCTGCTAAAGGAATTTGTGTAGGTTGGATTTCAAATCCAGCTTGGTCATAGTCATTAAAGTTACCTTGACGTGTGATATGTAAGTCAAAATTATAACCCGTGTAGAAATTAAAGATATCTACTTTAGGACCACTCGTTGGCTCTAAATACCTGTCAAGTTTAGCTTTTAATTTCTTACCATACTTGAAAACTTTGATTTTACCATTGAAAGATGGGTTAACACTATCACTTATAACATAAACAAGCGAGTAGAATACCTCTCTTCTGTTAAGATTTTTAGCGTTATTACGGTCAACTGCAGAATCACTACCATCTAATTGCTTCCATAATTTACCAATTGGACAACCATTCCAATCACCTACACTTTGTGGGCTATCGAAATAATGACCTTTATCTTCTTGGTCTTTAAGGTAATAAACAATTTTCTTGATAATTGAACCGTTTACTGGGTCGTTGGGATTATACAAAAATCTAATTTTTGCATTATAAACACCGTCTGCAGCATCTTTAGCTTTTGGTGAATAAATTACTGATTCTTTAGTAGCTTGAGGTTTGTGAGAATTTACATCGATTGATGTGCTACCAAAAATGTCGAAACTTTGATTTTCCATTTTACTTTGCCTTTTTATTTAATTATTAATACTTATTACCCGTTAGCAACTTTCAGCTTCACTTGCCGGCCTGTTTCTGCCTAATTATTACCTGTTACGAGACTTGTTAAATGTGCTATTAATTAAGCACAAGCTATATATCGTTAGTTTAAGATATGTTTCAATAAAAATTAAAGGAAAAAACTTTGAGAAAAAAATCTAGGGATTTGAAACAATTTTAACCGGGTAGGCTTACAAATATACTCTCTCTTCCCCAGAAGTAGGATGGTATTAGAGAGCTCTGGCTTTAAAGCTTTTATCCATAAATTTTTCCCTTAGCCAGCAGCAGACAAAATATGCATCTATCATATCATCGATTGGCTTAGGAACTTTCGGCTTTTTAACGGAACGATTTATTTCTAAATCTAAACAATATTTATGGAATTGCCCAGAAAGGCTACTGTCATGATAATTTAAAGAGAATACTGACTTTTTGCCTTTTGTTACTTTCTTTTCATAATCTACCTGGATGGCTGCAACCCACTTAGTCTCAATATTTGAATATCGACCTGTAAAAACATCGAACATATCTATTTTATCGAATTTACCGTAACCTGCAAATTGTTTTAAAGTAGTCGGTGACACAATGTCAATGGTAAAATTTTTAAACATATATTTAGATATGATTCTGTCCTTCATTAAAGTAGTTGCAGCAACTATATCTATAATATTATCAGACCTAGTGAATGAATTAAAAGAATAACCTTCGAAAGCAAAATGGAATAATGTATTTTCAAAATCTATATTACCTATATTCTCTAAAATCATTTCAAGAATCTTGTCAGCATGTCTAATATAATTTAATATATCAGCATTATCATTTGATGAATAGTCAGTACCTCTCAATAAGGTACCCTGGAATTCCATAGCAACATCATTTAATGATGCTACTTCTTCTTGTATTTTAACCTCTTTTTTAGGTGATTTTACTTTTGTACAATGTGATATCCAGTTATATCTTGTATTATAAATACATATTGCTGGGCTATTAAGAGAGAAATCTAATCCTATAAATATTTCATTCATATATTATATGCGTTTACCTAGAGAAGCTCCAAGTGCAGCACCTACTAAACGACTTGTTAATAATTCATAAAAAACTCCTTTTTCTACGCCGAGTACTTTTGCGATAATTTTACCAATAGATTTACCTAATGCAAAACCTGTTAATCCTCCTAGAATAGAACCTATTAAACCTTCATTCATGATTTCAGACTGTAAATCTTCAAGTGTTTTGCCTGAGTTTAAATACTCATCTACAAATTTATCGATTGCAATGTCGATTCTAGCTTCTTCTTCTTCAGTTAGTTCATGAGCATAACTTTCATTTAGAGCTTTTATTAATTCACTATCATTTAATGAAGAAACCGACTCCTTTAAAATATCTTCGAATGTTTTAACTTTACTCATATTACTTTTTATCTTTCATCATTTGTGAAGCAACCATTGCAGCAATTGCCGCATTTTCATTCATTGCTTTATCTATTTTTCTTGTAAATGAATCTTTCATCATTTCACATGTTCTATCTAGTCTTTCCTTAACTGCTTTACGAATCTCGTTCTTTGCCTCTTCTTCGCTATACTCTTCGAGTAATTCTTTCTTCTTGGATTCGTTTTTTGCAACTTGTTCTGCAGCCATTGTTGTTAATGCAATATTACTTTTAAGAGCTTTTGTCATTTTTTCTGCAACAACATTAATAGCTTCTGACATATATCTTTCTATAATATGTTTTTCATCTGCATCGTTTTCATACTTAACTGCAGACTCTATACATTCATGAACGTATTCCCATATCTTTCTTTGAGCAGAATCCGATATTAAATCACTATTTTTATCTAATTCGATACCTCTATCAAATTCAAATTCTTCATTCTTTGTAGAATAAAGTGATTGCGTATATTCTTCAAATGTTTTGATTTTTTCCATCTGTGAATTTTAATTTAGTTATATATCAGTCCAATTCTATCTTAATATCTAACTCATTATAACCAAATGTAACATCGAATGTAGTAAATTCGGCTACGTTACTTGCAAAGCTTAAAGAAAGGTCTCCCATATTTTTCATAATAGGTCTAATTAATCTTGCAGTAACAATTGAATTACCTTCACTGTCTAACATTCTTACATTTAAGTCTTCTAAGAAAGGTTGCCTATTTTCAAATGCATAATAATGCTTTAATATATCTTGCATCATCCAATAATTTATGTAACCATCTACTAATTGGAAAGTAACAGTAAGTTCTTTTTGATATAACTCCTGAATAGGTCTTGCATCTCTAAATTGTATGTTTCGACCCGGTTTCTGAAGCTGTTCAACAGGGTCATAACCTATACCAGGAATGTTAATACTTTGAATTGTATAATTTATAAAGTCAATAGGTTCTTCAATTATATTGCCCGGGATTCTGTTTAAATAACCCTTGTATTTATTTGATATATCCGTAGGCATAAATGTTTTTGGAAAATTAAATTCAAATAAATTATTTCTAGCATTTAACAACATTATGGGTTAAGCTTTATTTTCTTTACGTTGATACCTTTCATTTTTTCGTATTCTTTATCTGAAGTAAATTGACCTTTACCTTTTCTTATTTTCTGAAACAGGTTCTCTTTTATCTTTCCGTCATTATTACTAGTACTTGTTGTGCTATTACTAGTACTTGTTGTGCTATTACTAGTACTTGTTGTGCTATTACTAGTACTTACCGTATTATCTGTAACTGCCTGAACGCTCGCTGCAGTACTCATAGACTCTGCTATGTTCTGCTGAAGGGTAGAATTTTCTCTTGTTAAATTATCAATATCTATTTGTTGATTTGTAATTATTTGATTAGTTGCTCCCTTTTCTGCGTTTAGCTGGAGATTAAGATTCTTAATTGTATTCTTTAATTCTTCAATGACTTCAGATGCAGTTTGTTGAAATAGGTCTTGTGGTTTAAACCACTTACCTGTATATAATAGTGTTTCGTCACTCTTGTTTTGACCTACTTCAAGTCTAGAAGAAACGTAAAATATATTACTTGTAAATCCTAATATTTTCTTACCTTCCTCCTTTGAAATTTTAAAGACGACTTCACCTTGTGCAGGACTTATCCCACTTATATTAGTGTAATTTGAGACACGTACTTCGTCATTTGTCTCTGTATTAAAGAAGCTCAGGTATAATGTACCTACTGAAGATAAGTCAAGTAATTGAGGATTTGTAGCACCTGTAGCCTCTTGTAAACTATTATCATAGAAGATAAACTTTATAAAATCATCAAATGGTGAAACTTTAATTCTAGCCTCATTTTGAGGATAAATTTTATTAGTAGGTGTAGTACTTACTATTTCTAAAGGAACATCACCTACCATTACAGTACTACCTTGTGCTGTAGCGGCAATATCACCTTCTTGTAAAACAGCAGGTGTAGTTTTTACGCTACTAGTAGAAGCACTTACTTTAACAGATTCTCTAAACCCAAGTACGAATTCTGTTTGTTTTACGATTGTACTACCTTCGCTACTAACATTAAATGTTACATCATTATTAAGTACAATATTCTGAGTCTCACCTGGTAAAGTGTTGTAAACTTTAGTTACACTTGGTACTGTACCTAAATTTAATTTTCTAAATTTTCTACCGTATTTCTTAACATCAAATGAAGTATATTGTACAGTTCTTATTATTTGACTATTATCAACTTTATTTAAAATTCTAAGAGTATAAATTATTCTGTATGAAGTTGCAATATGAGAGTTAAATATAATAGGTCTAAATCTATATGGGATTCCGAAATCATCTGACTGTACAAATGATTGTTCAGCAGTCTTTGTAAATGTAGTACCTATTTGTTCTAAAACCTGAATATCATGTAGAACAGTAATATCAGTGTCAGGTTCATTATTAAGTTGTAATATGAAATCTTCATAAATATCACCTGCATATTCACCATAAAGTTCGAAATAATCGCCTACAGTAGATTCTTGTATTACTGCATAAAGATTACTGTATTCATCTCTTATATTTAAGGATGCTTTACTTGTCTCGCCTGGGTAGAAATAGGTTTGACCATTTAATTTCTCTGAAGTTACAATATATTTTAAAGAAACTTCGATTGTATTTTGTACCTTTAACCCATTCCCTGAAGTAAATATCCAGCTTAAATTAGTCGAATCCGTTTTGTCAGCTAAATATTCATCTGTCATCCAAGACGAAGCAGGAACTTTAACTTCAATATACTTCGTATATAATTTCTCACCTAGAATAAATGGTGTAGGATTTAATATTTCATAACTATCAACTGGTCTATAGACAATTGAAGCTAAACTGTGTTTATTTTCATTTCTGTCTTTAATTGTTGCCTCAAATATAAATCCTTCACCTAGCCCCTCGAATGAATAACCTGATACCAAATGTATTCTTATTGTGTCATAATGAGGTGTCTTAGTCGGAATATTCGGTAATGTAGATATTTGCGAATTAAGTGTATTTACACTATCAAGATTAGTGTCATAATCTAAATAATTAACAACATTAGAAGTTGTTAAATAAGCATATTTACTTTTTAAATTATTAAGAGGAATTACGCTTCTGCTTCTTAAATTACCTGTAGTAACAAATGGGTTATCCTCATTGAAAATATGATTAGCTCCTATATAACTATTCTCTAAAACTAATAATCTAGCACCATTAGTGTCAGTTTCTATAATTTCAGGGCTCAACGGGTCAGTATAGATATATTCTACAAGGACCTGTGGGTCAAGCTGTAAAAATTTAGACGTAGATGCCATTTATTGTTATTTTATTTTATATTCAAAGCTTTCAACATCTAATACTCCTTCTCCGTATTTTTCAATTAAGCTTTGTTTAAATTCTTCTTCTTCTTTTCTAGTATTTATCAGTTCTTCTAGAAGACTGTCTTTTTCTAGTAAAAGAATGTCGACTTTTTTAAGTGTGATATCTAGTTGACTATGAATATCTCTATATTTACTTAAAAAAGTATTTATTTTTACTTTTTCTGTATCTGTTATTTTCATATTATAAACCCATTTTATAAATGATTGTTGAAACAACACCTCCTGAACCAGCTGCTACTATATACCTTATTCTGAAACCACAGTTTGCCGGTACAATTGCTGAACATGAACCGTACGGCTGAGCTCTTGACACAAGATTATAAATACCCGAACCAGGCGTCTGTTCAACATAAATCAATAATTCTACACTAGCTGAAGTACCATGTGTTACTGATAACCATTGGTCCCATTTCGAACCAGGGTATGAAAAAACACTAGCAGATGTTGAACCTGAGTAATCGCTTAAATATCTGTCAGGTGCACCAGTGCTTACTGATGTTACATCCCATTTTTGTACATACTTCCATGTCTGAACATGTGTCTTAAGTTGAATTACACCTGAAGCTGCTAATCCTGCACCTAAACCATCTGGTTGAAGTATTATATTACCACCTGTTTCTTCATTGTAAATTTCAATGTCTTTGTTTCCATTATAAGGTTTACCTATGTAAGCAGTTCTAGTTGAATTAATTAATCCACCATTTCTCCATTCAATATAACCATGTGTACCTGTAGGATATGACA